CTTTTTCTCATGTACCTAAGAACATTTGCTGTTTGATTTGGTGTTCTTGGGGTAGTAAGTACATTAAATGAGTTAATTGCATGAGAAGCATATTCTTGTTTTAATCTTTCAGATGATTGTTGAAGTGCTCCGATATTGGGATTTATCTTTCCAAGAGTGGCAATTTTTGCCTCTAGATCAATCCTATCTGGATGCATTTGAGGAAAATTAGTTAAAATATTATGAACATCCTTTTCCTTCATTCCCAATTCTGTTGCATAATGGGAATGTAGAACAGTGTCTTCAATTCTTCTTCTATTTTTCTCTGCATTGACATTTGCTGCTAAATTTGTTTCATGCGCAGCACTTAATGCACGATTGAACATTTCCTGTCCAAATAGACCAGTTTTTCTTGCCATATTCTTGAAGAAACCTTCTTGAATATTTTTAGACATAGAAGGAATAGAACTGCGAAGTGCATGTTCTACTTCTTCATATAGTTTTTGGTCTTGATTGGTTATGTTCTTCATAGTCTTCTTAAGAAGTCTGAGAACAATTTAATTGCATTTTCTTCCAGATGTCTTCTTGGAGTTGCCTTAAGTTGTCTCTCGTAATTTGCAATTTCTCTTTCAACAAGAAGACCGTTATCCCAGATCCATTCCTTGCCTTCAAGAATACCATTTACGAATGCATTTGGAGCAGAAGGATCTGCAACAATATCGATTGCAGCAAGAGTGAAGTCTTCCTTTACATAATTTACACCACCACGATTTTCAAGACTTCCCATTCCTCTTGAAGAAACACCAAGTTGTGCTCCTTCGTCAATCAAATTCTTGACGATCTTGCCCATGGGGGTATCAAGAATTTTTGCCTTACCCTTTATTTGTTTGCCTTCTTTAACAAGACCAACTACCATATGAGATACACGGTCAAGATTGACCGTTGGACCTTCTGGGTGATTCAATTCTCCGAGAGCTCTGTTCTTGTTGACATATTCTTTAATATAACGATTTGTTTCTTTGTCAAGAACATTTTCGCTGTAGAGTCTTTTATTACGATTAACAACACCAGACTCCATCATTACACCAGTTAGGTAATAAGTCTTTCCACCATCTTTGGCAGATTCAACTATTGGTTGTACATCTTCGGTTGTTTCTGTAATAAGTCTCATTCAGTTTCCTTGTCTTCTTCTTCCTCAGAATCATCTTCTTCAGAGTCTTTTTCGTCTTTTTTCTTCTTGTGCTTTTTCTCGCCTTCGGTAAGAGCATCAAGATATTCATTGGCAATATCAGCAATTTCTTCTTCAGAAAGCATCTCGCCAGTTTCCTCTTGAATCTCTTGAACGATAGAATTTACTTCGCTCTCAAATTGTTCAACAATGGCATTTAATTCTTCATCAGAATCAGTGCTCTCATTGGTCTTCTTCTTTTTCTTAAGAAGTTTGAAGTCTTGTGCATCAATTTTGCCATTCTTATTGGCATCAAGTTTATCTTGCTTACCATGAAGTCCTTTGGATGCTTCATTGAAAACAGTTGGTGCAAAATCGACTAGTTTGTCTTCTAGAGCAGTTCCAAGTTTCTCTAAAAGTGCCTCATTGATGAGTTTCTTTGCTTCGATTAGGTCTTCTTTGAGAAATGCTGCTAAAATTTGCTTTGAATCTGCCATGTTTATCTCCTATTTATTATATAGTATTATTTTTGTTCCTGTTGATCTAGAAGTCCTAATTGCTGCATCTGTAACTGCTGTTGCAATTGCTTCTGACGATCCTGATCCATTTCCATATTCATCTTGGTTATTTCTTCATCGGTTTGTTTCAGAATATTCTTTCTGATATAATTTGTCGAGAAGAATACACCATTGTAATTTCCAAGAGTATTCAACATCTCAACTCGTTCGCGGAGAATTTCATTTTCCTTGAGTTCGTTGAAATACGAATCCTTGCTGAAAATTATATTGATGTCTTGATATATTGCAGTCCAATCTTCTTCCGTGAGAATACCACGAAGAAGACATTGCTTCTTGAGAATATCAAGGAAGACATAAGAAAACTTATTTTGAAGTCTTTCTATGAATTTATAGAACTTTACTTCATCTCTTGTTATTTCGCTGCTTCTTCCAAGATTGAATCCTGTCTGGACTTCCATTCTTGTCAATGGAACATTTAATGCTCTGTATACTTTTCTGAGAAGATACTCGACATCTTCCATTTCTCCAAGTCCCTGACCACCAGGAAGAGTCTGAATTTCAGTACCCTTTCCACCTTCGCGGCGAGGCAACCAATAATCTTCCAACATTGACATGTGGTTTCTTTGGTCTTTAATTTCACCACTTGATGAATCGTATGTAAGTTTATTTCTATAACGATTCATCAGTGTTTTGATATATTCTTCCGCTTTCGCCTTTGGAAGATTTCCAACATCAATATAGAATACTCTTCTTTCTGGTGCTCTGGCGATACGGTAGACTACCATTGCATCTTCAGTTTGACGAAGCATGTTCAGTGGTCGAATTGCCTTGTGAAGATGTCCAACTACTCTTTTTGCAGTCTGGTCAATATAACCAGAATGACAATAAGTAATGGAATCTGTAGTGATCTTTACGCCAGTAGCATTGGTTGTTGCAAGCATACTGCTACTGACTTCAAAGTCGGTATAGACATAATATTCGTCTACCTTCTTGACTACTGGAACGGTAGTATTTTGAATTCTCTTTACTTCTTTTTGAACTTTTCGGATCTTTTTGATCTTAATTGGATCGATTGCTCTCAGTTCAGTGATACCTTTTTCTGGATGTTCGACATCGATTATGTTTTGAAAAAATATTCTACCATCGACATACCAGCGTCTAAAGATATCATGTCCTCTGCTATTGAAGTCCATTAACTTGAGAATTTTTTCAAATTCGATTTGCATTTTGGATTTAATGCTGTCTGAAAGAGCAACATTATCCAGACCCAAACGAACTGGAATATTTTGCGCATCGAAGACTATTGCCTGAGTGACAATGTCTTCGATTGCCATGTCAACTTCTGGATAAAGTGCCATGCTGCGATATTGTCTAATTATGGAATTTTCATCCATAAAAGAACCACCAAAGTCATAAACGGAAGACATGAAGCCTCCCGTTTCAAGGACTTGGGTTCCGTCAAAATTCTCTGGTGCTACGAATGATGCGTTCTGGGGATTAGTTCCAGTCAATCCGTAGTCAGAAAATTCAGACTTTTTGCCAATCGAAAAACCAAAAAAATCAAATGCCATGTTTTATATCAATCCTTAGTTATATGGTTCCCAGAAATCGTAAGCAATTTGCACGGTAAATTCAGAAAATGCATCTGAAACATCATAGTTAAGAGTAATTGGTCCGATATCGGTTGGGAAGCAATTTCGCAACTTGACAGACTTATTGAAGTTCTTTGGTGATTGAGTATTGTCTGGAGTAGTGGTGGTTCCAGGAGTAATATCACTATATCTTACAATCCAATCAGAAGTGAGATTGTAATTTAACTTGTGAGTATTTCTTCCATCCATCGCTTCGATCCAACGCTCAAATCCATTGCGTAGATCCTTTGCAGGGATGCTGGAATCATATACTGAAATTGCCCAGTCTGCATATACTCTTTCGCCAGCAAACTTGACGATTCTTCCCTGCCATGCGATTGGAATTGTACCAATTGTTGAACCTGGAAGATCTGCTGCTTTAACATAAATGTTGAGGTCACTTAAATCTGGAGAAGAAACACCATTTGGCCACTTGGTTTCTACCAAGAAGCGATTTGGTCTTACTCCAAAGAAATTTTGTCTAAATTGATTTAATGTACCCATTTAATTAACCTCTCCCTTTATTTATCAAAGAGTTGATGAAAGATCTTTGTTGGTTAGTGTAATCTTGACATAATTGATGGATGTGATTGGTTTGATAAGAATATCAGCAACAAAGTAGTTTGCTTCGATTATATCTGGAGTGTTGTTTGTCTCGTCACATACAACCTTATATTCAGTAATACCTCTTTGACCAACGATTCTATCCATGAAACCTTCAGCAGCTATCTTGAAGCGAGAACGAGTGATTGAATCGTTTTGCTCAAAGAGAAGTGAACGAGCAACAGGTGCAAGTGCTTTCTTAATATACATGAACAGTCTAGAAACATTGATTCTAGAAAGAGTTGAAGTTGGTGCTTCGCATGTCTTATCTCCAAAGAGAAGAGTTCCATCTCCTGGGAATGTGACTACTGGATTTACTTTTGATGCATAAAGATTATCTTGTTCTGCGGTTGTAAGAGTTCTCTTAAGACGAAGAACATTTAGAATTCTACCTCTACGAGATCCTGCTGGAGAGAACCATGGATAGAAGTCTCTATCTGTACGAGCAATGCATCCTGCAACATCTGCTGCAAGAGGAGTCTCTATGGTATAAAGACCAGTGGTGTCGAGGTGATATTTCTCACCAAGAACCTTGATATAATTATAGTTGTTTGCTCCTGATGGGAAGGTAATTCCTGCTAGATTTGCATCAATTGCTCCTGTAATCGAAGAAGCATATACAACACCAATTACAGGTTGATCACCTGATGCGCGAGAATCTACGACAGTAGTTACGACAGTGCCATAATTTCCACCAGTACCATTTCCGCCTTGGAACATAACATCAAAACCAAGTGCAGTAAAGTTATTAGATGGAGTTCCAGATCCGAATCCGACATAGCAACCAGCTCCATATTGGAGGAAGTTATTTACTGGCCACCATTCACCAGAGAATCCTGTTGAAATACCTGCACCATTATAAAGACCATTCAGGTATGATGCTGCACAGGAACCAACACTCCAAAGAGTGATACCTGCCAAAGCATCAATTCCACCTGAACTATTAGTGATATAATCGGTTAGACGACCATACCAATCAGATGCATTTGGAACGAAGTAATATCCAGCATCTTTTTCTGCGGTTGTTCCTAGAACTTTGAGGGCGACGGTTGGGTTGTAAACTGCTCCAATAGTTGACGAAAACTCTTCAGTAACTGGGACCACTAAAGATTCATCTATAATTTTGAAAGTTACATTTGGTCTGGGCATTTTTCTCTCCTTAAATAAAATTCCTATTTATATGTAGTTTTTTTAAGAACTGAATATTTTTAGGATCCTCTATGCTTTTTGGGTATAAGATCATCCCATGGAGTTTTTATGTTTTTTCGATCAAAAATCAACCAATGGTCATTACCAGAAGACCATTTTACATCTTCTTCTGCATCTTCTGCATCCATAGTGCCATCATTAAAATATCCAAATGGAAGCATGGAGTCTTCGATTTCTTCTATATCGTTCTGATACATGGCAAGACGAACATCCATATCCGTTAGATTTTTAAAATATTGCTGTCTCGTTGCCCATGCAAACAACACAAGACACATTACCAAGTCGTCATTGTGACCATCTTCTGCTTCAAAACTTTGCTTTTTTGATACAAATGTAGTAAATTCTGAGATAATGTCGGCATCTTCGACGATAAGTTTATCTTCTTCGACTAAGTTCTTTAAAACCTGACAACCAACCTTTTTGGTAAGCACCGAAGTCTTTACACCCATTTGCACCTTTTTTACAGGTCCATAACCTTCGGTGATTATCTGACCTTTTCGACCCATCATGGCAGTCTTTACAATATTTTCATATTCCAGATCTGTATGAAGAATATTTGCTACTTCTGTTCCTATGCTATTTACTTCAATAAGAACATGAGCATTATTATATTTTCTTGCTATCGTTTTAAGAACGGAAGCAAATAACAAAGGAGACACTGTGTTATTTCTATAAGTCGCCACAATTTTATATGGAAACTGAGTGACATCTATGACTACTGCTGCGGTATAGTCTTTTCCTTGACCTTCCGCGACATCGGCAGTTATAAAATAAAGATGATCTTGGGATTTCTCCACATCTGGGTCTTTCCTTACTGGTTCTTGATATATGTTCATACCATCTTTGGTTCTTAATATTGGTTTGGTATAAACCAGGGTATGAAGTCTGGCAGAAGATATTAATGTATTTGAACTTCCCAAGAAGTCACACTCGAACTCTTGTTCGAACTGTTTCTCTGAAGTCTTGCTGATCATGTCCTGTTTCCACTTATCGTCACGAAGTGGACCACCTGGATATTTTGGAACTTGAGTCCAATGTACCTCAAATGGAATATATCCGTTC